TCTCGACGCCCTCGTAGGCGAAGCGGGTGCCGCCCTGCTCGGCGTCCCACTCCCACGGGGCGGTCCCGCACATGACGCATCGCTCGCCCTTCTCCACCATGAAGGCGAGCGCCTTGGCCCGGTCATCCGGCAACCACCCGAGGAACTCTGAGTGCGGAATCCCGTGCTCGTTGCAATAGGAAAGCTCGAGGAAGAAGTTGCTGTCTACCCTCAGCCTTGCGCGGTAGGGACCAGGCTCAGCCCGTCGTTGCACAGCTCGACGCAGGTCCAGAAGAGCTGGCCGACCTCGCCGCGGGACCAATCGGGGCTGGTCCAGATTTCAGTCCACTCCTCGACGGTCAGCTCGGGCTCGATGCAGACCTTGGCCAGCAGCGCCGGGGCGAACTTATCCTGGTTGTAGCTCGCGCCCTCGGCCTTCTGCTGGGTGGTCGGCGGGGCCGCGGTGATCATCTGGTCGTACTCGACCGAGCCGATGGCCTTGAACAGGAAGCTGACGTCCTCGCCGTTGAGCTTGGCGTCGAACTCCTTGGCCGTGCGGCCCTTCTTGCGCAGCTGGTCCAGCGTCGCGCGCTTGGCGCGGGTCCGCTGGGCGTGCTGGGCCTGGACTCGGTCGGTTGCCGTTGCTGCCACTTTTCCTCCGGACGCGAAAAGACCGGGCTGCCTGCTCGGTCGTGCTGAGCATAAAGCAGCCCGGTCTCCCGGTGGAGCTACGCGACGACTACGGCGTCCTCGGCCGGCTCCTGCGGGACCGCACAGGTGACCGTGAACGACTCGACCGTGTTGTTGGCCATGTTCGCCATCGCCCGCGAGAGGACCGTGACCGGCCAGACCTCGCAGATGTCGCTGGCGGCGGGCTTGCCTCCGTAGCGGCTGATGATGAAGAAGCCCTTGGTGGCGCGCTGCAGCGTGTTCCAGGCCAGGTCGTCCTCGTCGTCGCGGTAGAAGTCCGCGGTGAAGGTGGCCTGGCTGGTGCCCAGGATGCTCGTCTCGAAGAGCTTCGAGAAGCTGGGCGTCGGGACCGCGTTGCCCTGAGCAGAAGCGTTGAAGCTCATGGTCAGGTCGGTCAGGTCGATGCAGGCGTTGACCTCCGCGACGGTGGGGCTGTCGAGGGTGGCCGAGGTGTCGCCGGTCGGGATGGTCGCGCCAGGCGTGACCGCGCCGGTGTCCACGAAGGTGGTGGCGCCGTGGGCGATCGTTCCCAGGAGACCGAGCCCGCCCGAGGTGCGACCGTAGACCTTCCAGCCGCCGGTCTCGCCAGCGACCGCGCCGACCGTCAGGGTCACCGTGTTGGTGGCGGTGCCCGCCGGCACGACCTGGCTGATGTCGTCGGAGCTGACCGAGTGGCCGGCCGCGTCGAGCGCCTGCACGGCGTAGTGGTAGGTGGCAGCCGCCAGAGAGCCGCCGGTGGTGGCGGTCGCGGCAGTGCCAGTCGGCTTGGGCAAGCCGCCCGGCTCGGCAGGCGTGAAGCCGATCCAGGTGTTCTCGTTGGGAATGAAACGCCCCATGGTTAGGCCTCCGGTGTCGGTGCCGGGGTCGAAGCGGGCTTCGTCCCCGGCGCTGCTGCTGCTTGAGCGGGCGGTGAAGAGGTGACCTTGGCGGGCTCGACGGTCTTCTCCGTCAGGGCCTGGGCCTCAGCCTTGGCCGTCTCCGGGTCGGAGCCAGTCTCACCCTCGATGCCCTCGGCCAGGGCTTCCACCTCGGCCTCGAACTTCTCGGCTTCCTCTTTCACAAGTTTCCATCCCTTGGCTACCCATACGCCGACGGCGTTGGGGTGGACCTTGGCCGTCTTGCCCAGCTCCTCGTTGACGATCTCTACCTGGTTCAGCGGCATTCCTAGCTCCTTTGTTTGCGGAGGCTCAGCGAGACCCCGTCCTGGATTCCGTAAAACGGAGTGTTGGCCACGTCGATCCGGTTGATACCGCCGAGGGTGTCCGAATTGACGTAGTCGATCTTGTAGTTGGCGTCCCCCAGGTCGAGGATCGTCAACCGCAGCGCGTGGAGCACGCCGCGGGTCTCGTCGCTCATCCACTGCGCCTGCTCGGGCATGACCCCGAAGCTCTGCACCGAGTACGGCATCATCCAGTCCTTCTGGGGCTGGGCGAAGCTGCCGTCCGATCGGGCCGCCGTGAGCGTGGTCAGGACCACGTAGGGGATGAACTGGCTGCCCGGCTTGTTGGGTTCGCCCTTCCAGCCGCTGCCGATGGGGATGAGCTGGTTGCCCACCAGTAGGTCGTACCCGTCCACCTGGACGGTGGTGAGCGCGGCGATGATGGCGTCGGTCAGCGGCTTGCGCTGGATGTCGGTGCTCACAGGAGGCGCCCCTTGGTGATGAGGGCCACGCCGACGTCGGCCAGCTCGCCTGACATCCGACCGGCGATGGCGGCGATGTCGGAGGGCACGATCCTGCCACCGTCGCTGCCGTCGAGGACGCCGAGGGTCTTGGTCGAGCTGATCTCGGCGTGCGTCTCGCCGTTGGTGACCATGGCCACCCCGCCGGCCAGGTTCAGCGAGCGGGCCTGGGCCTCGACCACCATGGCCTCGTCGTGGACGATCGTCCCGGCCGCGTGCTCGACGTGCTGGGCGGCGTAGGTGAAGTCCGCGGCGAGATCACGCAACTGCTTGCTCATCCCCGGCATTGAGCACCTCCTCCGACTTGCGGCCCGCCTTGGCGGCCTGCTCCTGCGCGCCGGCGCCCTTCACCAGCGAGTGGATGCTGATGACGACCAGGTAGACGATGCTGATGGTCTTCCAGGCCCCCGGCGCGAAGACGGCCAGGGCGACGGCGACAGGCTCCTGGACGGCCCAGAACCACTTCTCGCGGGTGAAGCGCTTGACCTCGTCCTGGCGCCTCACTGATGGCCCCAGTAGCGGCTGTCGTGCCAGCCCTCGCACGTCATGCGACGCGCGTCCCCGAAGAGCGAGCCGCCCTCGACCTCCTTCACCCGGAAGATGCGGGTGTCGGTGTCGGGATCGGCGTTGTCATCGGCGATCACCAGGACGAGGTCGTCGGCGTGGGGCACGGCCGAGGGCATCGGGATCGAGACGATCGTGTTGCGGATCACCACGTAGCCGCCGACGCCGTCCGGGCTGGTGCCCCCGTTGATCGTGCGGATGCGGGCCGCGCCCTTGTAGACCTCGATCGAGTTCTCCAGGCCGCTGACCTTGCCGGTCGTCGGGTTGAGCACGCCGAGGTCGCCGCGCAGGATCATGATCGAGGCGGTCATCGCCTGCAGGGTGCGGTTGCGCACCATCTGGATGGTCCGGTCGGTGATGAAGTTGCGGCGGCGAGCGGTCACGGGCCCCACCAGCCGTCAGAGGTGGGGGCGTCGCTCACACCGTGCCATCCGCCTTGGCCGCCGTAGTTCTGCTGGCCCGCGCGCCAGTTGTCCAGCCCGTTGAGGCCGAACACCTTGGGCTTCTGGGACCAGTCGGGCCACTCGAAGCGGTCGATGCCGCCAGCCTGCGGGCCGCCGCCCATGCCGTCCAGCTCGTTGTGGAGCGCCCGGAAGCGCGCGCCCATGGTCTTGTACTTCTCGCCGAGGCCGTCGGTGCTGATGGTGACCCCGTCGGCCGAGATGCTGGCCTCGCCCGCGTAGGCCGAGCTGAGCACGTCGCAGAGGTACGCGGCGACCATGAGGTTGCTGCCGTACACCGGCGTGATCAGGTTGACCGCGTAGGTGATCTCGGGGTCCTCGAAGAGGGGGTTGGTCTCGTCGGTGTCCTGGATCAGGAACCGGACCTCATCGAGCGCGCTGGCAGCGGGGTCGCCGCTGTAGGACCAGCCCATGGCTACTTGGCCTTGGCGGCCTTGGCGGCCTGGTTGGCCTTGCGGGTCGCGGCGGCCTTCTTGGCGCGCTCGACGCGCTCGGGGTCCGGAGTGTGGGCGACCTTGACGGGCTTGACCTCGCGCGGGCCGCGCGGGATCGGGCCGAGCAGGGGGCCGGGGTCGAGGCCGAGGGCCCACTCGCGCATGTAGGGCCGGAAGGCGGGCGCCGGGGCGGCGGGGGCCTTCATGCCGCGCGGGGTGAAGTGGGGGCCGGTGAGGTCGGCGGTCACGCCGGTCTTGGCGAGAATCTCGTCCTCGAGGTCGGCTAGGCCGTGCTCCTCGATGGCCGCGCGAATCTCGGCCTCGGTCGCCTGGACCTCCTTGATCATGCCGGTGTGCAGCCAGGAGTCGAGCCGGAAGTAGGTGACCGCCTCGGGGAGCAGCTGGTCGGGCTCGCGCCAGGTGTCGGGGGCGACCTTGATCCGCCGGCGAGCGGCGTAGGTCTTGAAGGTGGGCTCGGCCATGACGGTCATCTTTCTCCTCTAACGAGCCAGGGCTGCCGCCCCCTGTGGAGAGACGGCAGCCCTGGTGAGTCGGCGAACGGGTGTTAGCTGACCACCGCGTTCATGAAGACGCCGCAGTCTGTGGAGACGACCTTCATGTCGTAGGTCATCTCACCCTCGATCCGGTCGGAGCCCAGGTGCTCCATCCGGAACTGCTTGATCCGCAGGCCCTCGGAGTTGCCGGCCGCGTAGCCCGACCAGGTGAAGGTGTACCCGGCAGACGGGGTGAGCAGCGAGGGGTTGCGGGGCGCGTAGCCCAGCAGGATCGCCTTGCTGTTCACGATGAAGTCGTAGGTCGCCGAGGCGTCCTGCAGGGCTGCATCGTTGATCTGCGGGCCCGACGCCTGGGTGGCGTAGGCGATCTCGAGACGGTCCACGTCGAAGAACGCGGCGACCAGTTCCTTGGTCACGACGCCCCGCTGGGTGTACTTGATCCGGTCGAGGATGGCCGGGTGGTTCTTGAGCGCCTTCCAGACGTCCGCGCCGATCACCATGAAGTTGATGTCGAAGCCGGTCTGCTGCTTGAAGTCGATCTGGATGCCCGTGATGTCCGTGAGCGGGTCCGAGGAGCTGAGGTCCCACTGCAGGAACTGGTTGCCCGTCGGGGTGGCCGCGACGCCGGTGTACTCGGTGTCCCAGACGCCCGTGGTGAAGTAGGCGGTGGCCCAGTCGATGTCGCGCTTGAGCAGGAGCTGCCCGGTCACGAACTTGGTCGCGTCGCTGTCCAGCGTGAAGTTGCTGTCGGCGTTGGCGCGAGTCTGGTCCTCGACGTCCTTATGGACGGCGTAGACGTCGCAGTAGTACAGGTCGGTGTCGTTGTTCCAGCCGACACCCGCGGACTCGGTGCCCGGCGCGCGCTTCTTCGCGTCGGTGCGGCGCCAGTCGCTCTTGGAGTATTTCCAGAAGATGTCCGAGCGCTTGGCGACCGGGACCTTCGGGAAAATCTTGTTGGCGATGTAAGCGCCCGAGTTCTGCAGGTACGCCACCGAGACATTCGTCAGCGGAGCGTTGATGTGCAGATCAGAACTGCCCGGTAGTGGCATCGGCCTTACCTTCCTAGTTGACCTTGAGAAGACCAGCGAAGAGCTGGCCGATGGCGGCTGAGGTGATCGCGACGCCCAC